AGCAAGTGGCGCAGATTTATTATTTTAATAGGAGGTAACTTAAATGGCATTAGATTTATTAAAAGTAGAACCACATAAAGTAAAAGCTGGAGTACAAGGTAAAATGTTTATGTTTTATGGTGGAGCCAAAGTTGGTAAAACAACAGTGGCTTGTCAATTTGATAAACCTTTACTTTTAGCATTTGAAAGTGGATATAATTTAATTGACGGGATACATGCAGTTCCTATCTCTTCTTGGTTAGATTTAAAAAATTATGTTAAACAATTAAAGAAACCAGAAGTTAGAGAAATGTATAATACAATCATTTTAGATACGGTTGACATCATGTGGGGATTAACTGAAAAATTCGTTAAAGTTCAAGCAGATGTTGAAGACTTAACTGATATGGCCTTTGGTAAAGGTTACAGAAAAGTTAGAGATGAATTCCAAGATGTAATCAATGGCTTAGGTCAAATGGGATACACTTTAATTTTTATCTCTCACGCAGAGAAAAAAGATTATACTGATGTATTAGGTGTAACTCATAGTGGAATTACTCCAACATTAGATAAAAGACCAAAAGAAATCATCACAGGTTTAGTTGATGTAATGGCATTTATCAATGAAGAAAGCGATGGAAATGGTGGTAATAAATCAGTAGCATATTTCCGTGGCGGAACTTATGGCGAAAATACAAAAGTTGAAATAGAAGCAGGTAGCCGTTATGGTGAAGGTTTACCAATTAAAATTGATTGGTCTTACGATAACTTAATTAAAGCAGTCCAAGGTGCTGATGAAGCAATGGTAGCATCTGGTGTAGAAATATCTGCTAAGAATAAAACTATTTTAGAAGAAAAACAAGAAGCAACTTCTAAAGAAACAAAAAGAACTTTCTCAGAAGTATACTCTGATGTAACTTCTACATTAGAAATTATTAAAACTAAAATTGTTGCAGGAGATAATGAATTACAAGGAAAAGTTACTGGAATTGTAGAAAGTTATCTAGGAGCTGGTAAGAAAATTACTGAAGCTACCCCCGCACAACAAGAATTAGTAGAAGCAGCACTTAAAGAATTAAAGGAATTAGCATAATATGGCTCATAAGGTTAAATGTAAATTCTGTGGTAAAACATTTGACCGAGATATTGAGGAGTGCGTAAAAATCAATACTAGATATGCGCACTCCGAATGCTATACAAAAGGTCAACAAGCCGCAGCATTAGAAGAAGAAAAGTATAGAAGAATAACCGACCTTATTGTCGACCTAGATAAAGGAGAAATAGATTGGGCTCGAGTTGGGTCTCAAATAAAAAGGTTTCTCAATCAAGGTATGACTTATGATGGTATATATTATACGCTTTATTACTTTCATATTATTAAAAAGAATAAGTTTAAAAGCGTCGGAATAGTTCCTTATGTTTATGATGAGGCAAAAAGATATTACGAACGAGAAGGTAATATATATGGTCAAGCTATGAAAGTAAAGACCAATGAAATAAAAACGGAAAACAAGAAAGATATAGTTGTAGTTGAACCATTAAAAAAGGATAAAAAGTTAATATCATTTGATTACGACTAGAAAGGAGGATAGTGGTCATGTATAATACACACGCAATAGAAAAAGTATTGGCTGGCCTTTGCCAGGATAATGATTTAATTGTATCTGGTAATTATCCTTTACGATTAGAAGATTTTAGTGAAAGCAAATATAAGGCTATATATATGGCTTTATATAATTTATATACTTTGGGAAATAGTCATATAGATATACACGATATAGAAGGATACTTTAAAGAGCAAAAAGAGCTGTACCAAAAATTTATAGCAGACGGTGGTATGGATGTGCTATATCAAATATATTATGATGACACCCCTTTAAACTTTGATTATAATTATGGTTTAGTAAAGAAGCATAGCTTATTAAAAGATTTGAATAAGATAGGAATAGATACAACTGACTTATATGACAAATCTTTACCTGCAGATAAGTTTGAAAAACAAATGGCATTATTCAACGCTATGGATGTAGAAGATATCTTCAAATTTTATGAAGGCAAAATAAGCAATGTTCAAAATAAGTATGAAAGTTTATTAGAAAAAACTTGTATCTCAGTAGCTGAAGGACTAGAAGAATTATATAAACAATTAGCCACAGCCCCTGAAGTTGGTCTCCCTTTAGAAGGAGATATTTATAATACGGTTGCAAGAGGAGCCCGTCTTAAAAAATTATATATAGACTCTGCCTCTACTGGAGGTGGTAAGTCTAGAAGAATGGTTGGCAACGCTTGTAAACTTGCATTCCCTATGAGATATGATACAAAGAAAAAGGAATGGATAAATACGGGTTTAGAAAATAAAGTTTTATATATTACAACAGAGTTGGAACATGCTGAAGTCCAAACAATGGTTATAGCATATGTATCCGGCGTAGATGAAGATAAAATATTAAATCATAGATATAAAGATGATGAGCAAGAAAGAGTTGAATTAGCAATTCAATATATAGAAAATTATGATAACTTAATTATAGAGTTCTTGCCTAATCCTAGTTTTGCATCAATCCAAACAATAATAAGAAAACATTGTTTACAAGACGATGTTAAATTTGTCTTTTATGATTATATACATATATCGACAGGTTTAACTCAGGGTAGAGATAAACAAACAAGAGATGATATTATCTTAATGCTATTATCAGATACCTTAAAGAATTTAGCAAATGAGTTAGATATACACATATCATCTGCAACGCAATTAAATGGGACAGGAGATGACGGAGAAGCGAGAAACGAAAGTTTAATTCGTGGTGCCCGTTCCATTATAGATAAAGCAGACGTTGCAGGAATAACATTGCGATTAAGTCAAGCTGAAGAAGAGCTAGGGTCTCAATTAGCATTTAAGCTAGGAGTTCCTACACCAAACTTCATAACTGATATATATAAGAACCGTCGTGGTAAATGGACTAATATTCGTATATGGAGATATGTAGACTTAGGCACATGTCGAGTAACGGATTGTTTTATAACTAATAGGAAAAATGAAGTTCTAGATTTTAGCACAATGCAAATTCAAGTGCAACAAGCACCTAAGACCGGATTTGTAGTTGACACTAGACCAAGTGAATAATATGGATGCAGGAAAATGGTTAATTAACAAATTAAACACCTCTGACGTATTAAGATTGATGGAAAAATTAGGAGTACCCGAAACAGAGGTAAGATATGGAAATAATGCTCTTATCTTCCCAACTATTTGTCATAATGAACTTATAGGACAAGGTTCTCATAAATTATATTATTATGAGGATAGCAAAAGATTTTATTGTTATACACATTGTCATGCTATGTCTATATATGAGTTTATTATAAATGTATATGCAGCCCGCAATATGAAAATTACCTACTCCGGGGCGTATACATTATTAGACAGTATAGTTGCAGATAGACTTAAACATGGGTTTGCGATTATACAGGAACCAACAGAAGTATCTAGTGGTCAATTTAAAGAAAATTGGGAAGAAGAATTAACGGTATATAATGAGCATGTTTTGGAATGTTTTACTCAACAACCCAAATATTTAGCACCGTGGATAGAAGAAGGCATTGATTATGATGTCTTAATAAAATTTGGTGTTAGATTTGATATGGTTAGAAATCGTATAATGTTCCCGGTCATTGACCATTTAGGTAGATTGGTGGGAATAAAAGTTAGAAACTTTAATAAAGAAGATTTAGACGAACATCGTAAGTATATGCCCCTATGGTTAAATAAGGAGCTGTACTCTTATCCTAAGATGATGGTATTATATGGTTTCTATCAAAATAAAAGCACAATTAAAAGAGCAAAAGAATGTATCGTGTTCGAGGCAGAAAAATCAGTTATGCTATTTGACTCATACTTTACAAATAATAAATCGGTTAGTATGGGTGGAAGTTCGTTTAGTCAATATCACGCACAAATATTGAAGAATATAGGAGTGCAAAAAATTATATTGGCGATGGATAATGACTGGTCAGATGATGGTAATAAAATGTATGGATTAGAGAAAGCCATCAAAGAAGGACACAAGATACAAGAAATGGGTTTTGATGTAGATATAATATATGATTGGAACCAAGAATATCTTGGAGATAAAGATGCCCCCGTTGATAAAGGCAGACAAGTATATTCAAAGTTATATAGAGAAAGAAAAAATATATCGGAGTTTGGAGCACAAGAAAACAAGAAGGAGGAAACGGTAAATGAAATACCAGTTGAAGTCCAAGAATTATAATGAGCAACCCTCCGAATTAGTGCTAGATAATTTATTAAGAGATAGAGGAATAGAAAACCCAGCAAAATGGTTACATCCCTCTAAAGATTATGAGTACTCCCCTTTCTTGATGCACGACATGAAGAAAGCTGTGGATATAATACACGAAACCTTAAAGAAACAAGAAGCGAATATTCTTGTTGTGGTGGATAGCGATACTGATGGTTATACTTCAGGAGCTATAGTATTTACTTTATTAGGTCAAATATGTTTTAGACATAATATTGATTATGTATTACATCCAGGTAAGGAGCATGGTATAGATTTAAAAGATATACCAGATGATACGGACCTATTGATAGTACCAGATGCCGGTACATCGCAAAGAGAAGAACATATGAAGTTATTAGAAAAAGGCATTAAGATTATAATTGCTGACCACCATACCACACCTGAAGATTTAGATTATGGGGAATATCAAAATGATATTGCAATTATAAATAGTCATATAGATTATCCTAATCCTGATTTATCAGGAGCTGGAGTGGCGTTAAAATTAGTTCAAGGCTATTGTGCGACTTATGGTTTACAATATCCTATGAGATTATATGGGTTGGCTGCTTGTGGCATCGTAGCAGATGTTATGGATATGACTTCATTAGAAAATAAATATATTGTAGACAAAGGATTACAATATATAAACGAACATGCGTTCTTAGGGGCTATGATAAATAAAGCACATTATAATGTTGAAGAACCAGAGCCTTCATTAAAAGATATAGGCTGGGTTATAGGCCCTAATATTAACTCTATTATTAGATTAGGAACTATGCCTCAAAAGCACGCTGTATTCCAAGCCCTAGTTAATCCTACTAAAATGGTATTAAGCACTAAAAAAGGCGAAGAAGATACTGAAGTGCAATTATTTGAAGAAGCATTAAGACTGTGTGAGAACGCAAAGAAAAGACAAACTACAGCAGTTAATAGCTCTATGAAAATTATAGAACAAGAAGTTGATTGCGAAAGCCGTAGTGCAATTATATATATTGACGAAAACCAAGAGTTAACATTTGAATTATCGGGTTTAATTGCTAATAAATTATTAAGTAAATATAATAAACCCACAATTCTATTAAGAAATTATACTACTGATAAAATTAAAGAATATAGAGGTAGTATTAGAAGTAAAGCTGTCGAAGGCATGCCAAGTTTCAAAGATACATTAGAAGGTATCAGCGGAGTAGATTTTGTCGCAGGGCATGATAACGCAGCAGGTATAGGAATTGACCAAGATTCAATAGTTGAATTTAAGACGCATTTATATTCAATATTAGATGAACTTGATTTCAATAGTAATTTATATATTGTTGATTTAATTGCTGATTATGATAAAGTCAATATAGAAAATGCTCGTATAATGGGAAGAGATGATATTTGGGGGCATGGTGTAGATAAACCTCAAGTAGTTATAAATAATGCCCCTATAGATAAATATGAACTTATGGGCAAAAACCTAGAGCATTTAAAAGTTGATTGTGGAAAATATGATATAGTATTATTTAATGTTCCAGAATTAACAGAGAAGTTGCAAAATGGTGAAAAGTATGATATAAATATAATTGGTGAATTCGATATAGACAAATCTTATAATATTGGGCGACTACAATGTATAGTAAATGATTATGAATTATCAGAGTTCACACCAAGGAATCCGATGTTGGACCTTGTATTTTAATAGGAGGAATTTAGCTTATGCAAAATCTTAGAAATTGGTTTCTTTCACTTTTACTTAAAAAAGATAATTTAGTAGCAGTCCCTATTAGTTGGCAAAGAGAATATGCTCAATTATGCGGGTACAAACTTCAAGTGGAAGAAGATATGGGCGTTTTAGTAGGAGCATATAATGATTTACTAAAAGATTACTATGCCCATTTAACAATAGCAGAATTAAAACAAGAAATTAAGGATAGCGAAATTCAAATTAAGTCAACAGCATCTAAAGAAGAAATGGCTGCTGCATTGTATGAAAAGTTCGAGATGAGACGAGTAGTCGCTTAGTTTTCTCTCGGACTTTTTTCTTTACAAAAGACTTGTAAAATAAAGTATAATATGATATAATAATTATATATAAAGATTATAAGGAGGAATTTAAGATGGCGAACCAAAAGAAATTTTATCGTCCCGGTACATTTGAAGAAAAAGGGACAAAAATTAGTTTAAAAACTCGTCCAGTCGTTAATAATGTTATATTTGATATGAACGACCCAATATCTTCATTTCATGGATATTTGGCTACTATAAAGTGTGTGATTAACGATTATGAGCGTATGAAACAAGTGCCCGGCTTAGCAGATGCTATCCCTGGTTTATCTAATATTTCAAGCACTCAAATCGGATATGCAAAATTACTTATAGACTATTTAGCCCAAAGCCCAATAGAGATATTGTTAAAACCTCAAGAAATAAATCAAGAAATAATCGCAACAATGGAGGTTCTGGCGAATGAGACACACGAGTAATTTAGAGCAAGCGTATAATGCGGTAGTCGATAAAGAAGTATCGATTACTGATTTATACATATATAGTCTAATAGTAAGTGATGAAAGGTCATTTAGTATGAATGACAAAGACATCGAGGAGTTAATCAATAAGGTTCTTAACTCAAGCTACCGAAGTAATGAGCCACTAGCAGATATTGTCGACAGATTGCTAGACGGTGATTATGATTATGAAGGCGACGAGGAATATGATGATTTATGGAATTAACTATTAAGAATGTAGGAATAGAAGACTACATTCACCACGAGCTTCTTTATTCTAAGAATGTAAGAGGCAACTTTGAATTTTTTATAGAACCGCACATACTTGAAAAAGGTAAAACGGTTCAAATCAATTTTTTTAGAAACGAAGAGGATATTAAAAGTCTTATGGAAGATTGGAAAGACTCTGGAGACCTCAAAGAGACCAAAGCCCATATCGTTGGAGAATACGGGACGCTTCGCTTATATATTAACGAAGAAAATATTATGATAAATAATACTGGACAAGTGGATATAAAAGTGATAGAATATAATTACAGCCCTAAGAAAGCAACTAAGATAGAAAAAGGTAAGGTCGCTATTATGATAGAAATAGAATTTGGGGCAGAGACAGATAATGTAAAATTAAAGTCTGATTTAAAAAGATTGATTGAGGAGGAAAATGTATGAAAGAAAAGTTAAAGGAAAATCTTTCTATGCTAAAAAACTTTTTAGCAACTATTAAGTCTGTTGAACTTAATCCATATTCAAAAGGTGTAGATACAGTAAAACTTTTAGATGATATAGACCGCTTTGCTGATGACTTAATTCAAATTATAGAAGAAGATGGAAAATCTACAACAGACATACCAGAAGAAAGCGTTGAAGAAATAATCGCTGACGAAAGCGAAAAAGCAGAATAGACTAGCGTATGACGACAAAATGGTCTAAATAATATAAATATATTATAAAATAAAAAAATAAACGGAAATCGGTATTTTAAATAGCAAAATGAGCCGATTATAATTTTTAAAAATTATAAAAATTAAAATATCATTAGGAGGGCAGATATAATGGAAAAAACTTACTTCGGAATGCACAATCACACAGAGTATAGTAATGCTCGATTATTAGATGCTATAAATAAAGTTGAAGATTTAATTGAATATGCTCATGATATAGGTTTGTCTGGAATTGCAATAACAGACCACGAGACTTTATCTGCCCACATTAGGGCTTTAAAGTTTTATAAAGGGAAATGTGATAAAGACCCTGAGTGGAAAAACTTTAAACTTGCTCTAGGTAATGAAATATATTTATGTAGAAACGATATGGATGGGGATAACTTTGTTCCAAGAGTGGACAAGTTTCCTCACTTTATCCTTATCGCTAAAGACCCTGAAGGACACAAACAATTGAGGGAGTTATCTACCCGTGCTTGGTCCCATAGTTTTAATTGGTTTATGACAAGGGTACCAACATATTATAGAGATATAGAAGAAGTTATAGGTAAAAATCCAGGGCATATAATTGCCTCAAGTGCTTGTATCGGTAGCCAACTTGGAATAGATTTACAAGAAGGCAATTTAGAAGACGCTGATAAATTCATAAAATGGTGTAGGGATATATTTGGAGAAGATTATTATTTAGAAATCCAACCCGCCCGTTATGAAGAGCAAATAACTTACAATAAATGGTTAATTGAAAAAGGAGAAGAATTAGGTATTAAGGTAGTTGTTACAACAGATGCGCACTATCTTAATAAAGATTTGAGAGAAGTCCACTCAGCCTTCTTAAATAGTAAAGAAGGAGATAGAGAAACAGCAGACTTCTATCAATATACTTATGTTATGGCTCCTGATGAGGTAAAAGAATTAACCGAAGATTATATTAGTGAAGATAAATTATATGAAATCTTTGACAACACGTTAGAGGTTCAAAATAAAATAGAAGATTATGATTTAGCTATGCCACAAATAGTTCCAAAAATCATTGACGATAGAGATGATGTAGATTGGAAATCATGGCTAAGTAGAGTTAAAATACAAGATAAATATGAATATCTAAATAAATATTTGGCTTCCGAATATGAAGACGATAAATATTTCTTATATTTAGCACTTCATAGATTATTGGAATTAAATTTAACTCCGGAAGATAAAGAAAAGTATTTAGATAGACTTGAAGGAGAAGCGGCTGAATTATGGCTGGTTTCAGAACAAATCAAACAACCTTTAAGCGCATACTTATTAACGGTTCGTAATATCGTTCATTTAATATGGTATGACACAAATTCAATAGTAGGAGTATCCCGTGGTTCAGCAGGAAGTCTATTATTTAACTATTTAATAGGCGTAATAGATATGAACCCATTAACTTGTGGTCTATTCCTAGATTATCGTAGATTTGTTCATAGAGAAAAACCCGAGTTATCTGATATAGATGTTGACTCAGAGGGTTGCCGTAGAAACTTAATTATTAAAACTTTAGATGATGTTATGAGAAGTCAAAACGGTCGTTCATTGAATGTTGCCACTTTTGGTACATTAGGTGCTCGTTCTGCTATTTTAACTGTAGCAAGGGGAATGGGTATAGATAATGATGAAGCACAGTATATGGCCTCTATGATTGGTCAAGAAAGAGGTTTCTCATATTCAATAAAAGATTGTGTTTACGGTAATGAAGAAAAAGGTCGTAGACCGGTTAAAGAGTTAATTGACGAGATGGGTAAATATCCTAAATTCTTAGAAGCATGTCTTGCTTTGGAAGGATTGGTATGCCAAGTCGGAATTCACGCATCTGGTGTATGTTTATATAATACTGATATATGGGATTATTCTTGTAGTATGAAAGCACCAAATGGAATGGAAATAACTCAATGGGATTTACATGATGCAGAATATGCCGGTTCATTAAAATTTGACCTATTATCAGTTGAAGCTGCAGATAAGATACATAATTGTATTGACCTTTTAATTGCAGACGGTTTAATGGAATGGCAAGGAGATTTACGCTCAACATATTTAAAATATCTACATCCAAATGTTTTGGAATATACAGATAGCCATATGTGGGATTTAATTGCTAAGAATAAGATTATAGACTTGTTCCAAATGGATACAACAGTTGCTAAACAATCGTTAAAAGCAATTAAACCAACCAGCGTTCCGGAACTTGCGGCTGTTAACTCTTTAATGAGACTTATGCCAGATAAAGGTGAAGCAACACCGGTAGAAGAATATGTAGAATATAAGAAGAACCCCGACAAGTTAAGACAAGAAATAGAAAACTTAGAGGGTTCTGAAGAGCAAAAGAAAATCTTACTTGATTTCTTACAAGAATATAATGGCGTGCCATCAAGTCAAGAGTCAGTTATGTATCTATCAATGATACCAGAATTGACAGACTTCACATTTGGTATGGCAAATAAATTAAGAAAATTGATTTCTAAAAAACAAATGGATAAGATTAACGAGTTTAGAGAGATTTTCTTCACTAGAGGAGCTGAGAAAGGAGTTAGCGAAGATATCCTATCATTTGAATGGGATAAACAAATTAAGCGTCAGTTAGGATATTCATTCAGTGATATTCATACTATCGCATATTCGCTAATCGCTCTTCAAGAAATGAATTTGAATTTGTTATATCCATATATCTATTGGGCAACTGCATGTTTAACTGTAAACTCAGGAGCTGCAGTTGAAGAAGGTGGTACAACAAACTATGGTAAAGTTAGTTCTGCTATTGGTAGAATTAAAAACGAAGGTATAGATGTTGAATTGCCTGACATCAATAAAGCAAGATTGAGTTTCTCTCCGAATAGAGAAGATAACACAATTTTATATGGTTTAAAAGGTTTATCAGGTGTAGGAAATGATTTGATTACCAAAATCATTGACAATAGACCATATGCGTCATTTGATGACTTTATGGCAAAGATAGAACCTACTAGGTCAGAAGCCATCGCCTTAATTAAAGCAGGATGCTTTGATAAGATGGTTGATGGTAGAAAAGAATTATTATATGATTATATAGATAAACTTGTAGATAGAAAAAGTAAAATTACATTAGCCAATATGAATGGTTTAATTAACTATAAAGTTTTACCAAAAACACAAAACAAATATGTTTATCTATTTAACTTTAATAAGTATTTAAAATTAAGTAAAAAAGATGACAAGTATTATCTTGATGATAGAGCATACCAATATTTCTCTAAAAACTTTGATACAGACATTTTGGAGAACGAAAAAGGCAAAACTTTTATTCGTGTAAATGTTTGGGAGAAATTATATAAAGATGGCATGGAGGGTATAAAAGAATACTTCTCTAAGAACCAAGATAAACTTATAGATAAATTACACGAGGCTGAGGTTCAAGAACAATGGGTAGATGTTGGATTAGACACGCTAGCAGATTGGGAAATGGACACATTAGGTTTCTATTACCATGAGCATCCTTTAAAAGGTGCATTCCACCCTGAGTTCAAATTTAAAAACTTCTTTGATTTACCTGAGACTCCAGTGCCATCAAAAATTAACGAATATAAAGGTCGTAAAATTCCGGTCTTTGATATTGAGCATATTATTGGTACGGTTTTAGATAAAAATGCTTACAAACATACGGTTGTATTATTAACCCCAGACGGAGTTGTTAATGTAAAATGTATGGCAGAACAATTTAGTAAATATGATAAGCAAATCTCTCAATTAAATAAAGAGACTGGCAAAAAACAAGTCATAGAAAAATCTTGGTTCAAGAGAGGCACTAAATTGATAGTAAGCGGGTATAGAAGAGGCGACACATTCGTAGTTCGTAGTAAGCAAAGTGATAATGTATATCCATTCTATCATATTTTAGGAATGGGAGATACGGGGCTATTAGAAATAAGTAGGTATAGAGCTGATGATTAGTATTGGGTTATTAGACTACGATGTTTTATCTCAAAGATATTATAAAGCCCCCAACTATGACCTCGGTGTAATATACGCCTACTACAAAAATGACAGAGATGTTAACATACGCCTCATGTCGTCGTATAATAAAAGTAATATAGAACAATATGATAAAATCTATGTTTTTAAAAGGTCTAAATTATTGCCACACCCTTCTACTTT